AATTTCGAGACTATTCTCGCTGAACGTAAAGCAATATTGGTTTCTCTGTTTCCGTCAGAACAACAACCGGCTATCGCCCGTACGTTGTCACTGGAATCAGAGCCGCTAACTAAGTTTCTGGAGGAAAATGCTTATAGGGAGGTTATCTGGCGGCAGCGGGTTAATGAGGCGGCGCGCGCCTGTATGCTGGCCTATGCCGAAAATAACGATCTGGATGTGATAGCGGCAAACACCAATACCGAGCGCCTGACGATTATCCAGGCTGATGAAACTACTATCCCGCCAACAGCGGCAGTGATGGAGTCTGATACCGATTTACGGTTACGCGCACAACAGGCATTTGAAGGAATGAGCGTGGCGGGTCCGGTAGGGGCGTATGAATATCATGGCCGTAGTGCCGACGGACGTGTCGCCGATATTTCGGTTGTCAGTCCAGCTCCGGCTTATGTCACCGTTTCAGTGTTATCTCGTGAAGGGAATGGCAGCGCCAGCGCTGATTTACTGGCCGCAGTAGCCCGCGCGTTAAATGCCGAAAATGTGCGTCCGGTCGGCGATCGTGTCACGGTGCAAACAGCGGTGATAGTGCCGTATCAGATTACCGCAACCCTGTATTTTTACCCAGGCCCCGAAGCGGAGCCTATCCGCGCTACTGCCGAGGCGCGGTTACAGTCCTACATTAATTTACAGCATCGTTTAGGGCGCGATATTCGCCAGTCAGCGATTTATGCCGCCCTGCATGTTGAAGGGGTGCAGCGTGTTGAGCTGGCAGCACCGAAAGCCGACATTATACTCGACAAACATCAGGCCTCTTTCTGCACATCGTACCGCATTATCGATGGGGGTACTGATGAGTGATCGCCTGTTACCTGTTGGCTCGTCTGCGCTTGAAGTTGCCGCCGCTGCTGCTGCCGCTGAAATAAATCGCGTCGGCGTGCCATTACGTATCCTCTGGAACCCGTGGCAATGCCCGGTTGAGTTACTGCCTTATCTGGCGTGGGCGCTGTCGGTTGACCGCTGGGATTTTAACTGGTCGGTTGATATGAAACGGAGCGTGATAGCGTCCTCATTTTTCCTGCATCAGCATAAAGGCACCATTAGCGCCTTACGCCGCGTTGTTGAGCCACTGGGCTTTTTGATTGAAGTGCGTGAATGGTGGCAGTTAAACGAAACACCCGGCACTTTTCGCTTGGTTATTGGTGTGCTGGATAGTGGCATTACCGCAGAGATGTATCAGGAGCTTGAACGTCTGATTGAGGATGCTAAACCCGCCAGTCGTCATTTAACCGGACTCACTATTAGCTTGAGTTCAGAGGGCTTTGCTTATGTTGGTGCCGGATTTTATGACGGCGATGAGTTAACGATTTATCCCTATATGCCGGAAGAAATTGTTATCGGAGGGGAATATTTCCCCACTTCGGCAATACATTTAATTGATAATCTGAGAGTGAACGCATGACAGCGAAATTTTTTGCCATTCTGACAAATCAGGGTGCGGCGCGGCTTGCAAATGCGGCGGCGCTCGGGACTAAATTAAATTTAACGCAAATGGGAGTGGGTGATGCTAACGGCAAACTCCCGACTCCAGACCCCGCGCAAACTAAACTGATTAATCAGCAGCGTATTGCCCCGCTTAATCGGCTCAGTGTTGACCCGAAAAATACCAGTCAGATTATTGCCGAACAAATTATTCCCGAAAGTGAGGGCGGGTGGTGGATACGTGAAATTGGCTTATATGATGATGCCGGCGTATTAATTGCTATAGCCAATTGCCCGGAAACCTATAAGCCCTTATTGCAGGAAGGATCGGGGCGCACACAAACTATTCGGATGTTGCTTATTGTCTCAAGTGCTGCGGCTATCACGCTGAAAATTGACCCTGCCGTAGTATTAGCGACACGCCAGTATGTTGATGACGGTGTTATCGAGGTGAAAGCCTACACGGATAAAAAATTAACGGCACATGAACAGTCGCGCAATCACCCTGATGGCACATTGACTGCAAAGGGTTTTGTACAGCTTAATAGCAGCGTTGAAAGCACCAGTGAACAGCTTGCTGCCACGCCAAAAGCCGTAAAAATTACTATGGATAATGCCAATGCACGACTAGCAAAAGAGCGCAATTTGGCTGATTTACCAAATCCAGCACTGGCGCGTCAAAATCTGTCGCTGGGTGATAGCGCAACGAAAAGCACAGGGAAAACTGCAGGAACGGTTGCCGCTGGAGACGATCCCCGTATTGTGGGTGCGGTGCAAAACACCAGAAAAATAAACGGAAAATTATTAACTGAGGATGTAACCATTACATCACAGGATATTTTTAATGACCAATCTTTATCGATTGGTGAAAATAAAAATCTGAATGATTATAAAACACCAGGTCTCTACCATCAGATACTAGATAAAAATGCAACTCTGGCACTAAATTATCCAGAGGCTCTCGCAGGAGCACTAAGTATTTTAAGAACTGCGGGGGTAAAGCAAATTTATCACATTAATAATAGCTCGCGAGTATGGTCACGGAGTTTTTATGGCGGAAATTGGACGGTATGGTCACGTGTTTATGATACGGAAAATAAACCGACTGCGAGCGAATTAGGTTTTGTTCCTTCATCTGGTGGAGGAATGAGCGGAACACTAAATCAGGATGCAGTACCATCGTCAACATATCTGCAAATAGCTATGAGTAACTCAGCGCCAGGTTCTAAAAATTATTTGAGGAAAATGCGCGGGGGGGCTGGTGATACTATCTGGCATGAGACCGTTCAGGGAAATGATTATCGATTGTCGGTAGGAGTTACGGATGAAAAGCCACAAGTTGTTATTTCACCTGTAAATGGAGCAAGATTTACTGGGGAAATTACTAGCACTAATCTGAATGGTCTACGAATTACGGCGGGCAACTATGGCACATTTTTTCGTAATGATGGTGCCGATTTTTTCTTGATGGTCACAGATCGTGGTAATCCATTCGGAGGTTATAATTCACTTCGTCCATTTCGAATGAATCTAGAAACTGGTGATGTTTCTATTGGTAAGTTGAGCTTGGGTGATTATTCATTTTTTGATAATCGTTTTTTATTGAAGAAGGATCAATACCCGGTAGGCTCTCCTATTCCCTGGCCTCAGTCAGCGGTACCGTCTGGTTTTCTATTGTGTAATGGTCAGGCATTGATATAACCAAAGGCACGCAGTTTCTGACAGACCGAGGCCAGAGCGACAGCCACCTCTTTAGTATCAAATCCCGGCACGCCGAGAATGCGCGGCTTAACGCCGGTGACCGACTCAGCGGCCAGCAAGGCTTTAAGTCCAGTGTATTTCCCGTTTTTATCGGTGGTACCGATGATATTTGAAATGGTCTGCGCCTGGGCGGCTTCATTCGTTCCTGTTCCCTCTTCAACGCGCACCACAACAATGACGGGTTTTGACTGGTCAGCAATCGCCTGCAGTGAGCTAGCCAGGGTGCCTTTTGTTCCGGCTTTAGCAATCGCGCTTTGAACATTGGTTATCAGTACCGGCTCATTGGCAGGAAATGTTTTTACATCAGCATCGCTGGCGGTACAGACCATGCCGATAATGGCGGTTGAGACAGTGGAAATAACCCGCGTGCCGTCGTTAATCTCCAGCACCTGGACACCATGATGAAAATCACTCATCCGTATAACTCCGAGATAATAGGGTGAGTGTATTTTCAGGCCAGCCGCTGTGACGGGCTATTTATCTACGTTGGTCAGGGAATGGGACAACAACAAGAAAGGAAAAAGCGGGAAAATATCCCGCCTGTATTAAGTGATTTATTCTGGCTTCACGGGCCAGTCAATATCTGGCGAGGTCGTTACGTCAATACGGCTTAGCTGAACGCGGTATGTTTTCCAGTCTGTCAATGCCGCTATCTCAACATCAGTAGCAATTTCGACATCGACAGCATCCTGCAGATAGGCAATTTTTTCGTTAGCGTCACGAAGTAACGTTGCTTTTGTATTTTCAGCATCACGAACAGCGGCAATTTTTTGAGCGTCAGTATCTGTCACCCACTCAACACCGTTCCAGTTATCAAATTCTGTTGTCGGTACAGATAATGTCAGCGTACCGGGTAACTTACCAATAAAACTGACTTCCACAGACTGGCGATTCTCAGTGTTATATGCCGTCTTACCACGATGGTCAGCAACAATTTCCCAGTGCTTTTTATTGCTGCTACGCACGACTGCTAAATCAGTTTCTGCTGGTAACATTGGTGCATCAATATACGCCCCTGCAGACGTGCTGACATCAAATAAAATATGCTCCATTGTTGAGCCAATAAATTCACCCGTTTCCGGGTGGGCAATATAAGTTTTGACCCAGCCCTCTTTAGATGCCAGTCCATTATTACCAAATTCAGCCTGTTCTAATTCCAGAGTATATTTATTCATTATGCTGCTCTCACGATATAAGAAAATGCGACGTTGCGTGGACGGTTTTCATTAGCCGTCGGAACTACGCGCGAAGAGTCAAAAGCAATAATAGGTTGCGCTGTCTCACCGCCTTTATCTGTCCCTTGAGTTTTACCCGTGTCGTAGAATGCCCCACTCAGTGTAATGGCTGGAGTTGCTCTGTTATCGTCAGCTCCCGAAAACGTCCCCGTAATATTACGGATTGCATCACCTTGGGCTGATAATACGGTACGGCCAGAATCAACGCCGCGCCCGGCGTCTAATCCACGAATAAATTCACCACGTAAATCGGGTAATACTCCTGACGGATAAGCCGTTGCCAATAGCGGATAGGTTGCTTTATTAAATGCCTGACCATTACACAATAGAAAACCAGACGGTACCGCTGACTGAGG